TTGATGAAGATGCTGCAAGAAGATACCTTTATGATGATTATGAATATTTGGTTAGAGAAGAACCTGAAGATTATAATGTCTCAAAGACACTAACAGATGAACAAGAAAAGACAATTAATGTATTTAAACAAAAGATATCAAATCTACAAAAAAAACTAACTGACACCTCATTGAGTCAAGATGAAGTAGATAATATAAATAGACAGATTGAAGGTGCAAAAAATATTATTGAAGATATTGAAGAAAACCCTGAAGGTGATTATGATGAAGATGAAATAGAATCTGCAATTGATAGTTTGGTTGATGATAATGTGGATAATATTTTAGATATTTTAAAAGAAAGAGGTTTTGATAATCATTCATTAATTGATTTTGTGGATACTGACGGTGTCATTGAATATGTAATAAGGTCAGACGGTTATGGAAACATATTGAATGGATATGATGGAAGAGATGATGAATATAAGATTAATGATAAATGGTATCACGTAATGAGACAAAATTAATTATTTACACATTCTTTTTTTTATACTATTTTTATATAAAATTTTGAATGAAAACAGACTGGTTGTTTCAAGAACCAATAGACTTTGAACACAAACAATATACTTTACTTGGATATTTACAAAAATTGGACAAAAATTTAAACACATTTAAATTATATCCACAATTCCAAGAAATATCACTTCACTTAGCAAACATTAATTTAGTAATAGAAAAGGGTCAGTATTTGACTATGAATAGAGTTTTAAAAGACCCTGACGATGAAATTTTACTTTCTGATTTAGTTACAAACAATTGTCCACTGATGACAAAAGAAGAAATTGTCGAAATTTACCAGGTGTGCAAGTTTTCAACTGAAAAACTAACCGATTACTTTAACCACGCAAAGGCAATATGGGAAATAGTAAATGACACGGTATCAATTAATCCACTACTCAATAAAAAAAATATTGACCCAAAGCAAGGGTTATTTTACATAACATATAATAATAAAACATACTTATATGAATTTTTAATTAAACCTATAAAAAAAGGGGTTTTAGAGTCTAAATGTCATATAAAAAAAATCGCTGAATGTGAAAAAAAAGATTTTGATAAAAAAATAAAAGAAGTAAAACGTACACTTATTAAAAATCTTCAGGATGAAGAAGTACATAAAAATTTAATACTATTCAAAGTAACACATAGCGAAAATTTTCCCTTGAGGGAAACAATAATACCGATAGCAAAGAGAAAAATAATGAAGTACATGGTTCAATCAAAGGTTTTAAAGTCAAAAAAGTTGACAAACTAAATGTTGATTGATATTTTATGATAAAAAAATAATTAAAAATAAATATAGTTTAGGGAATGAAAATTAGATTGGAGTATGTTTGGCTTGACGGATATCAGCCCGAACCAAATTTGAGAAGTAAAGTAAAGATTGTTGATTATGAATCGATTAAAAATTCTTTAGCATTAGGGGTAAATAAATTACCAATGTGGAACTTTGATGGCTCATCAACAAAACAAGCAGAAACCGGAGATTCTGACAGACTACTCAAACCTGTCAGAATGTATACCTCAAAAGTTTTTCCAGTTGAGTTAAAAACAGTTTATGTTTTATGTGAAGTATTAAATCCTGATGGAACACCACACAAAACAAACACAAGAAGTAAACTTAATGAAGAACAAGAAGATTTATGGTTAGGTTTTGAACAAGAATATTTTATTCGAGAAGAAATCAATGGAAGTATTCTTGGACACAAAAGAAATATTCTTAAAGGACAAGGTGAATACTACTGTGGTGTTGGGCATAATGTTGTTGGAAGGGACTTTGTTGAAAAACATACTGATATGTGTTTGGAGTATGGTATTGATATCACTGGTACAAATGCTGAAGTGGCGCTTGGGCAATGGGAGTATCAAGTATTTTCAAAAGGAAAACTAAAAGGGGGTGATGACCTATGGATGTCAAGGTATTTCCTTTATAAGATTTCAGAAGAATATGGGTATCACATTGAACTACACCCAAAACCATTGACACACGGAGAATGGAACGGTTCAGGGCTTCACACAAACTTTTCAACCGAAGTAATGAGAGAAGGTGATCTTAATATGACACTGTGGGAAAGAGAACAATACTTCAAGTCAATCTTTTCAAGTTTTGAGTCAAGACATTTAGAACACATTAAAAACTATGGTTCACAAAATGATTTGAGATTAACAGGTGAATATGAAACACAATCAATTGATAAGTTCAGTTGGGGTATTTCAGATAGAGGTGCATCGATTAGGGTACCACAATCAACTGCAGATAATTGGACAGGTTATTTGGAAGATAGACGACCTGGTTCAAACGCAGACCCATATAAGATTGTTTACCAAATTATGGAATCAATTAAAAACGCAGTTGCCATTTACAAAATAAAATTAAAAATGAACTTTGATGGTGACGGAAGTAAGTATAAGGACAAGTTTACTGGAATTATTCCAAACGATGAGTTGTTAAGTGAATATAGAAATGATGACGACTATGAAATGGGTGACTTAATGAATGGTTCTAAAAATAATGTTAAACCACAAGTTGGGGTCGATGTTGTACAAGAATATTTAGATAGTAAAGAAAATAAGGTAGTCAACCCGCTACCTGAAGAATTAAAAAAAACAATGATGAACGCAAATCAAAATAGATAGTAAGTTCACATTGGTCGACTATTTATTAGTAACCAATGATGGACATCGAAACATACAATATAGAAGTTGAGACTTTAAAACTTTTGAAGATTAATCTTTTAATGAATTCCACAACAGCCGGAACTGAAATTATTGATAGATTTAATTCAGAAGAGATTAAGTTTATAGAATACTTAAATAGGTTTTTACCGAATAGAGGTGAGGATAATTCTGATAAACCATACTGGGACATAATATTAGTTGATTATAATATTATGTTTCAGTTGGAAAATCTTCTAGTTAAATATAATGTAAATTATTCTATTGATGATTTAACTGATTTATATTATAAAAAATCAAAAAAAATTGATAGTTCATTATATTATGAAATTGATTTGTTTATTGATAATATTTTAAATATAGATTTTGTTTTAGATAGAATTAATAAAGTTGGAATAAAAAATATAACAAAATTCGAATTATCTTATTTAGAAAGACAATCAAAAAATTTGACAAATTAACCATAGATTTTTATTTTTAAATAAAAAATTATGGAAAATACACTAAAACACAGTTTAAACGAATTACGGCAAGAAAAAGAGTACGGGTATGTTGTCCCACGAAGTGAAATTAACTATAATAAGATTAATTTAGACCCACAACACATCATTGATTTAGTAAAAAAATATCCAAACGATTCCGAATTGGGAAAAAACATAAGAGGTTATTTAATACATTTGGGTGTATATGGAAAATAAAGAACAAGTTAACCACCCAAGTCATTATGGTGGAGAAACAAACCCATACGAGGCGATAAAAGTAATAGACGCTTGGAATCTTGGTTTTTCATTGGGTAATACTGTAAAGTACATTTCAAGGGCTGGAAAAAAAGAAAAAGATAAAGAATTACAAGACCTTAAAAAGGCGTTGTGGTATTTAGAACATCACATTAATACGTTAGAAAATAAATGAACACACCTATAAAATATTTTGGAGGGAAAGGAACTATGTTTAATAATATTATAAAACATTTCCCTGAAGAAGGGACATATAACACATATGTTGAACCTTTTGGTGGTTCATTTTCGGTTGGATTAAAAAAACCTGAAACAGAAATTGAAATATATAATGATTTAGAACAAAACGTTTATTCATTATATAAAGTATTATCCAATAAGAACTTATTTGAGGAATTCAAAATGAAATGTGACTTGGTTCATTTTTCTGAGGATTTAAGAAAAGAATATAAAGAAAAATTAAAAGAAGAACTTTCAGTTTTAGATAGGGCATTTTATTTTTTCTACGTTAATAGGACTTCAAGAAATGGTATAGGTGGGATTACTTTGAACATGGTTATTAGAAGAAAAATGAGTAAATCCACATCGGACTTTCTTTCTGCAATTGACAGGTTACCGGAGTTACACCAAAGACTATCAAAAGTTATTATGTTAAATAGAGATGGTATTGGTTTG